GCTACTACAGGAACACCTGGAGCACTTGCATATGTCTGGCAACGTCAGACTGCATCTGGTAAGCGTTGGGTTAACATCGCTGCTGATACTGACACAGGTATCACATACGCTGACTTCACTACTGCAACTCTTGCATACAGTGGACTTGGTGGCGATACTCTAGATGGTTATAAGTATAGAGTCAAGATCACCTCTGCTGGTGGTACTGAAGAAGTCATCTCTAATGGTGCAGCGACTCTAACATTCGGAAGCTAATGAATGAACATTAATGAATTGACACCAGACAACTGGTTATTCTTTGCTATTCAAAATTATAACAACCCGTCGTCCGTTACTTACTCAGACTTTGAAGAAGACTTGAAGAGATTTAAGTACATCAAAAGACTGTTGAAACGTAATGAGACGACGGGTGAACTCAAAACTCACTTGATTCTAAATCATGTGATTGTATTGTATAATGTATTTGATGACGCAGCAACCCCGCTGCTTTTTTATAAAACGGAAGCAACATATTGGTCTATAATTAAGGCGTTTATGATGTTTCTAAATAGATTACCACCCCAATTAACCG